GTAACATGGCTCTTCCGTCAGAGGTTGCATTTCTCCCCATGCTGAGAGCTTCTGATCCGCAAAGCTCTTGTTTTTGTTAAAATTCAGTGCACATCTCATATCTTTGTTCCTTTCTTTGCATAATAAAAGCACCGGGTCTCCGATGCTTACACTTTAGGCTCTTTTTAGTGCTCCTTTTCCTTCTTGCAAATTCTGTGCCATCTTGATAGAGATTTTTGTTATCAAGCTCTTGTCTAGCGGTTCTTTTCTAAGCCTTTTTGTCTTAATATAGGCAATTAAGGTTTCTCTGTTCTCATCTATCCCCGCCGCACTCACCACAAAACGCACAAAATCATCATCGTTCTCATCGATATCGAGAAGTAATTCTATTAAGTTTTTAGTTGTATCGGTAATTTCCATCATTTGCGCCTACCTTTTATCAGTGCAATTGCATCATTCAAATTATCATCATTTGGTATCTTCCATAAAATATTATAGTCCGCAAAATCATTCATTTCAATCGCATATACGTAATCCATCGACGATAAACTTACAACTTTACCTATGTTTTCTTTGTTGCTGACTATATGAACATTGTTTCTGACATATGATATATCCCGACTTGTTATATCTGTACTCGTCCCTATACCCCCTACCTTCTCCAACCATTCTATATCCGAATTGGAAATAGGCGATTTAAACCGAACATCTTTAAAATATCTCTTTTCGGTTTTGTCTTGAACTGCCTCAGCTCTTTCCTCTTTGGAATTATAAGCTTTCTTTGTGTGAACATTCGTATATTTTCCAGCTTCCACATATTCCACTATGCAATCACAATTAGCGTGCCGTCTGTAAACATCATTCGGCACATCCGGATATGAATATGTCCCGGCTACTTCCAGACACCAAGGACAAGCGTCGGTTGTTGCCGTTCTTACAATCTTAGGTTCTAGCCCGCTCTTCCCTTGAAATTCAACATTCAATTCAAGCGTCTCATCAACAACTGACCTTGAAAATGTCTTAACAGGCTCGTTAAGAATCCATTTAACCTCATCAAAAGGTTGTGAGGATACCCGATCAACAATTCCTTGCGCTCTGTCCTCATTAAAAACCGCTTTATGTGCTTTTATTCCAATCTTCGCCGCCTTGTTAGCTTTTGTCTGCGCTAGAACTGCCGCTTCAGCTGCTATTTTGTAATTTTCTTCCAGCATCGGACGAACAACTCTGTCAGCGATATTATAATGCATGATGCCGTTAGGAAGGATGCCAGCCGTTATATTACTGCCAAATGATTTTGCTAGTGCTTCACCGGTTTTTCCGGCTACCGAATATGCATCTTCATAATTATTCACCTTGGCTTTTTTCAAGTACTCTATCCGCTTATAGAAATCTTTTTTTATTTTTTCCAACAATTCCGGCGCTATATCCGTCATTTATGATTCCCTTCTTATTCCGGTCAACTGGTAAGCGATTGCTTCATCTATGTACTCGGGTATCGCTCCGTTAATTTTGGTGATTGCATCTCCAATCATCCCGAGCTGGGAAGCGTCCGGCTCAAATATCGGTGCCCATGTCGGTGTTGTCATATATACCTGTCGTCTCTCATATGGGAACTCATCCCTTACACAGGCGGCAAGATATCCAACATTTAAAAAGCAACTCCCGAAATTCGTTTGTGCTTTCCTTGCTGACAGCCTCAAGTTCTCATGAGATGCTTTGATAGCCTCCGCACTTGTCGGGTTACTGGTAACGAATCCCAGGTCATCTAATGTCAAACCTGTTTCAGCTGCAAATAGCGATGCCATCATTTTGAGCTGTTCATAGAACGGCTGAGGACTTGCCGTGTTGAATTGACCGACCTTTGTCTCTCCGCCTTCCTCGTTTTGTGTAAATGTCAGCATTGATGATGCTGACGCCTTCCATTTATCCATCGGCTCTGCATCCGGATCTAAACCTAAAACATATTTTTGCGGCAGTGAATAATATTCTGCTGCTATCTCTGAACGCTTAACGGTTCTCATTGCACCCTCCGCAACATTCATACATGTTCTTGATATTCTCGAATGTCCGAACGGTCTTTTTGCATCCGGACGGTATATAATCGGAACCAGTAGCGGATATGGCGCAGGATTATTTATGACATATGTTTTATTCCATCTGCCGCCCTCATTGGCGTAATATTCCGTGCGCTCTTTGGTAAAATATGCATATTGTACAACGTTATCATACTGGTCAAGCTCTATTTCTGCATATCCTTCATTTAACATTCCGGTTGTATCGTCAATGATACCCGTTGCCCTTCGTCCGTCAATGACTTGCAATTTCGGGATGTCCTCATTTCTCGGTGTGATAACAATAAAGCTACATGAGGATATAAGCGCAGATAAAATAGCCGAATCATAGAGTGTGTCAGGGTTATTCATGTTGAATATATCTTCAAAATCAAAATCATCATCCTGCCATCTATAAAATTTAAGCCTGTCCGCAAGGGTATCTACCGCTTTTGTACACCATCCGTTCACCACATGAAAATATTGCAGCTTCTCAGGTGTCATAATTCCGAAATCTCTAGCTCTTCTTTTCTGCTCATAAAAGCTATATCTCAAATCTACCCGTATCTTTTTTTCTTCAAGCTTATTTTTTAAATAATCAATACCTTTGTATTCCATCTCTTAATCCTTTATTTTCTCCAGAATATCTTTTAAACTGTCATCTTCCTCATCCGGTTCTGTCTGAAATATCTTGTAATATTCCCTTGGCGTTAATAACAGCCTGTCTTCCATCGCCATGATATCCCGTCTAAGGTCTGTAACCACCTTTGCAACCGGACTCATTTTTATTGTTCCGGCTGCACTTTCTGTTAAAATATCGTCGGTTTTTTGTACCTTTTTCGACATTTTTAAATACTTTTTTACCATATCTGCGTATCTGGCTATCTGATCGTCAAATTCGGGCTTATATGTGCCTAAAATCTGCATTTTCTCAATAGTCTCATTGATTAATTTATTATTTGCCATAATAATAAAGTTCTTTCTCTTTTCAAAAAAAAAATTCAGAGGTTGCGCGCGTTTTTTTGTACAGTGCTGGCGGGGAAGGTCAGCGGCGGAGATGGTGGGGTTCTATCCCCCTGTTAAGCTGTTTGTATGCTTGTTGCTCTCGTTTCCGTCTCTAGAATCATCTTCATCACTGCGGTACTTCGTCCAGTCAGTCGACAGTGGCAAGTTGCGATTGTTAAATATCTTTTGTTGTTCTTTTTCTTTTGGCTCAAATATTTTATCGCTCTTTTGTCTGTTGCAATAAAAATGTGCAAGCTGTAAGTTCCCAATGTTTGAAGGGTCGCCGCCTTTATCAACTGGGATGATGTGATCTATCGTTGCGCTCCACGGATCGGGAAACCTCAGCGTCTTATCTACTGGCTTGCCACAAATACCGCAGAGGGTCTGAGACATTAATATTTTCTTTTTGTTCTTCGTGAACTCTGATCGGCGTGAGCCTTCCCGGTCTGGTCTGTATGTTCTCTGTACTATGCGTATCACCTCGCACCCGGGGGGAGGGTATGTTTAAAATTTGCCCCTAAAGGTATCATCTAAAACGCATGCAAGGGAGCATCCGCAATAGATACTCCCTCGCATGAGAAAAGAGATATATGCCTGAAAAAAGCTTGTAAAACAAAAGTGGCAAGAAAGTTTTTTATCTTTCTTGCTACTTCTTCATATTGACATATTAGCACATGTAAAGCGGACATTCAAGGACTTTTTTATTTTGTTCATCTGTTATTTAAAAAACTGTCAAAAAATATTATTAGCGCTTGTTTGTGTAACCGCCTGATATGACGCTCTGTAAATCCCATGCTGTTTGATATTTCATACCAACTTCTAAAGCGTCTGTTATTGAGATTGATATATCTTTCAAATAGCACATTGGACATATCTTGATTGTTAATATCCATTGATTGAAGCTGATTTATGATGATATGTTTAAATGCTGCCAATACCTCTACTTGTCGGCGTATGTCATCCTCGATTTGTTCGATTCTTATAAGGGTATTTTCCACGTGATTTTCTGCACTTGTCTGTATATGGTCTTTGTCGTATCTGATAGCACTAACACCAGAGACGGCAAGATATAACATTTGTATCTCCTGCTGCCTTTGGTTAATATTCTGTTCAATAAATTTAATTTGACTTAGATATCTCTTAGCTATAAGCGCTTTTTCGTTATCGTCCATTTTTGTCCATTTTTACAGAATGCTTTACTCTGTCTTTAAGTTCTGCTTTTTTTGCATTGTTCCATTTGTCTACATTACCGACTAGATAGCCGGTTATTCGTCTGATACGTTCAAATTTGATTTTCGTGCCTTTTCTCAATTTTAATCATCTCCTCGTCTAACATGTCTTTGAAGTTGTCGTGTTCCATAATCTCCCGATGTGGGATGTATTCGGGTAACTCGCTGTGAGATCTATCGGTGGATTTGTGAAGTTGTGGTATTTTAATTATCATTATGTTTCATTTCCTTGTAACTGCTGCCCTGTGCATCTGTGTGTCGGATGTCCTAGCTTTTTCTATCCAATATGCACCTGCTCAGCTCACATTCTAAGCATTGCATATCACCGCCCTTTTTATTCTTCCAATACGGACACGGTTCAAATTTTGTTTCACAGCTATTTTTGTCAAATATCTCTGATGCTGTTATCTTTCCTTTTTGATATCTTTTGATTCTACTATCTACAAGCGATTGCTTTATACCGTAATGTTCTGATATCTGTCCTCTAGTTCTATATATCCCATCGGGACATTTTACTTTGAACGGCTTCCTTAAGGGAGTATTATAAAAATACATCGCTCCCCTTTCACCTATTGTAGACCATATGCTTTCAACCTTATACCCGGTATCTTCTGATATTTCTTTTGCCGTTACTACTCGACCATCGTCCAGCTTATATTTCTTTGCTACTCTCATACGGTATCCAAAAAATCAAATAATGTCGGACTGTTTATTTCGTTATCAGCTGTTTCTAAATATCCGCAACCATCTCTGAAATAATCTGTATTAAGTTCTATACCGTAGCCTTTACGTTTCATTTTCACCGCACAATATGGAACTGTCATAAGACCGCCAAATGGATCTAGTACAAGGTCGCCCTCATTTGAATATCTATTTATGATTCGCTCAACAATATCAATTTGAAGTGGGCATATGTGCATCGTCTGCTTTCTTCTCGCCTGTGATGTGTTTAATGTCTTCATTCGATTGATATCATCCCATACTTCAAGCTGGTTCCATGAGCCCGGAGCTACTACCATGAAAATTGCCGGTAGTCTACCATGTTCGTCCAGTTTTTCCGCAAGCTTTAGATGTTCTTTGTAATCATACACATTTTCTCGGCTATATTGCCGATATACCTTTTGCAGGTTCTCGATTCGTATTTGTGACAATTCGTTTTTATCAATGAGCCTATCTCCACTTGATCTCCAATAAGCATGTGCGTCAAGCTGCCACTGTGCCCTGCTATATTCTTCTTTTGACTTCTTAACAGGTCTATCTGCGTATGCTGTGCTTGTATCTGTTGGTAGTTTTCTAAAAAGTAAAATATATTCCGGACAGCCTACGCCCATCTTTGAACCGTCTTTACATTGTTCCGTCCATCCTAATCTATACGTTTGGTTGTTTTCTCTTACTACGTCCGTAACAACCGTTATCATTCCGAAATACTGAAAACCGTGTTTGATAAAATGTGATATACAATCAGCGTGAAATGGTTCAATCGTTGGCATACCCGTTCCGGTTGCATTTCCAAATAATACTCTGTCTTTTACATGAATAGCTGCCACTCTTCCCGGTTCGAGTATTCTTAAAAGCTCTGGCGTTAAATAGTCCATCTGTTCAAAGAATCTGTCATCATCCTCATTGTGCCCGAAGTCGTTATAATTTGCCGAATACTCATAGTGATTTCCAAATGGTATTGATGTGTGTATGAGCTGTACTGAGTTATTCGGTATTTCTTTACATTCCTTTACACAATCGTTATTGACCGCTGTGTAATTAACTCCGCTAACCTCTAGACGGTCAACTCCCATTTTTCTGTTCATAGCTGCTGCCCCTTTCTCGGTGCTTAATCCGTATTCTTTGATGATATCTATCATCTTTTCAACCATGTGATTATGGTTTTCCCATTTTTTAAGCAATGCTTTTTTTATTGACTGCTCGGTGTCCATGTAAATGATATCTACATATACCGTCTCTGTCTGCAAAAATCTGTAGCATCTGTGTATCGCCTGAATAAAATCGTTAAACTCATAATCAATCCCTAGAAAGATCTCTCTGTGGCAATGCTTTTGAAAATTACATCCTGAGCCGGAAAGTGATTTCTTTGTGGCAAATATCTTTACTTCTCCGTTCTTGAATTGATTGAGCCTTTTTTCTCGTGTGTCTATATCCTGAGAGCCGTATATATCTACTGCTGCCGGTACTGCTTTTTTTATGGCGTGCCGTTCGGCTTCGAGGTCATGCCATAATATATAGCTATCTTCGGGATTATCAGACATGATTTTTTGCATCTTCTCGATTCTTAAATCTATGCTGTCTCTTTTTATCCTTGCGCTTTCTGTCAGTCCTGCTGATGCGTCTTTGAACAAACACAGCTGACCGTCTTTATCCTCTTCAATTATGTTTTTTGAGTTAACCATATGCCAGTTAACTTCTAATTTCGGCAGGTCGTAGCCTTTGTCTGAAAAGTTCGGGTTTACATCCGACGGTTTCGTGATAAAAAGTGCCCATGATGATACCCATAACCAAAACTCATCTTCTTGTGCTTCATACAGCGTTAGGTTGTTAGCTTTTGTTGAATCTCTTTTGAAAAATCTTGTAAGCGCCTGTCCCGTGTCCATCACTTCCAGATATCCGGCATAGTGTATAAGCTCTTTATATTTGTTTGGTGATGGCGTAGCAGTTGCAACCATCTTGTATTGTACGCCCTTAAATTTATCTAAAAACGTCTGATATGTTTTTGATCCGAAGCTTCTTAGTACCGACGCTTCATCAAGGGACGTTGCTGTGAAATATTTAGGATCTATATTTCCATCTCTTACCCTCTCATAATTTGTTATTAATATATCTGTCTTAGCTTGTTTGCATTCCTGCATATTTCGGACGTACTCAGGTGCATCATAACCTAAAAGATCTACGGCATCCTCCGCAAATTCCTGTTTTACTCCTAACGGGCACACGATAAGAGCCTTGCCACCGTGCTTTTTTATTACCTGATGGCAAAATTCAAGCTCTTGTACTGTCTTTCCAAGTCCGAAGCTTTCAAACAATGCTCTTCTTCCACCTCTTAGTGCCCATTTGACGGCTATCTTTTGGTGCGGCATTAGCACATCATTGATTTCATCCTCTGATATTTCAAATCCGCTTTCGGATGCAAGCTCTATTTTTGTGTTCAAAAATTCTTGATATGTCATCTCTTCACCTCCTGCTGCCGCCGCACTCGACAGCTATGTATTTCGTGATTGAATTTCCAAATGAACAAATTAGTTACATGTGCGGTTTATATCCAGCTTTTCCCGAATATCCTTCTAAATTCGCTCCTACCTTCAAATCTTTGTTCCCATATCATCTGACAGCTTTCTTTTAATTTCAAATCTAAATCTCTGTTAAAGTGCACACCTTCATAACTCATATTGTGATGATACGCGCAAAGGTAAACCCAGCATCCGTATCTTTCACTTATCTTTCTATTGGCACCGCCAAATATATGATGCTTGTGCAGGTTGGTTTCTCTTCCACACACATAACAGCTTTTATCGTTTGACATTATGGATTTCACTTTATTATCCTCCTGTGATATAATGGCTTATATCTGAGAAGATAATTTTTCTTTCCTGCGTCGGGTAACCGGCGCATTTTCCTTTTTTATGTAAAAAAGCAAAATCGGTGTCGCTATGAGTATTTATGCGCCTTTGAGCCGTTTTTGACAGGTGATTTTTTAGCTCTTTTTTTATCTTTTGAGCTGGTTTTGCTAAAAATCACTTAAAATTTACATGTTTTTAGCCCCTTTAAAATAGCCCTCGCTATGAGTGTTTATGCGCCTTTGAGCCGTTTTTGATGGATTTCTTTAAATTATCATTTGATTTTAACCCTCGCTATGAGTAGTTATCAGGGCTGAGAGGTATTTTTTAGATTCATTTTTTACTTCTTCTTTTAACCAGTTAGCATATTCGGTCATCTCATACGGGAAAAAGGTAATGTCTCGGTCTTTCAGTTGTGCCCATTCTAACTTACTGGCACCGCTTACACTTCTCCAGGCGTTATTCGCCCAGTTTTTAACAGATGCCCATTCCACCCGACTATAAGGAAAGTTGCTATATATATGCACCGGACAATCGGGAGATATTCGCTTTACGGCTTTAATCAGTGTAGATGTTTCCGCCTGTCTTGCCGTGACCTTTTCAAGACGTTCGATTTGTGTTTTGGTTGCTCTTGTTTTGGTATCCTCTAAGATATATCCTGCTGCCCTCGGTGCTTCTTTCAATGAACCTGCAACGTATATGATTAAGTTAACTATTCTATTCTCCATCTTATCCTCCCTTCAGCTTATATTCCGTGTAATACAAATAACTCATACCTGTGAAGGGATTTATCCCTTTTTCTATAGAGTTCTTGTCTATGTAGTATCCTTTAGTTGGCGTCAGTTCAGATGTTATGAGCTTTCTTACTGTACGTCGGCGGTACTTCTTTCTTTCCGGTACGGGTCTGATAAGATTTCGAGACGATGAGTATTTCGTTAAATCTTTTTGCTGTGATTTCGGGATATTGTCTATATTGGTCTTTTTGACAATATATGCTGCAAGCTTTCTGAAACCTTCCGAATCATACATATGCTCAAATGATACCCGTCCATGTTTCCACGTATCTTGTATCATTTTGTCGGCGTTCGATATTCTGTTCGCTATCATGTGTATATGAACGCCGCCCTGTCTGCCTATCTCTATTCGATAGATAAATTTTAAGGGACGCTCAGCTTTCTTGTATTTTCTTCTCAGGTTTTTCAAGAATCCACTTATATCCTTCTTGACCTCTGACATGGTTTTTTTTGTACCTTTAGGATATTTGAGCGTTATCCAAAGATCACCTTCTTTGAAGTTCGCTTTTATTAATCTGCGCATCTTCTTCTCTCTGACTTTTTGATTCTGTCGTTCTCTTTGTTCGGGAGTCGGTGGAGCTTTTTTGGATCTCTTCTCTCCCTTGCTGCCATATTCACCTTTGAATTTATATTCGTATTCGATTGAATCATCGAATACATATTTATCCAATACGTAGCTCATATATTTTCCTTTAGGTCGTAACTTTAGGTAGTTTAGAATGTTAAAAAATCCGCTTTTTGCGGTTTTTCTCTTGTGGTTTCCTCTTATATGTGCTACTATATATATGGTCATATGATTAGCACATATAAGAGGCTCTCGTAATTTATTTACGGGTGCTTTTTTTCTTCTTTTTCTTCTTTTTCTTTTTTTTCTTCCTTTAGCATCCACTTATATAGGTCGCTGACGCAATCCATACATAAATCTTGATAGTAATCTTCAGCCGGGATAGTTCCCATGCTTGTCATTTTCAGTTCAACTCGTTCCGGTGAGTCGAATGTCATTACCTTTTGACAACGATCACATATAACTGCATTCTGCATCTTCTTTTTCCCCTTTCTGCTACTTATCATCAGATCTACTAGAGACCATATCGCTATTATCACTATCGCTAATGTGCATATTATTACTATTGCCGCAAGTATCATTATCTCCATGTTCATCCTCCGTCAAATATGCGTATTGCTCGGGAAATGCGGCTTTTACAAGCTCGAATATTTTATCTTTATCAACCATATACAGCTCTGTCCTTCTAAGCCCTATTAATAACCTTATAAGAAGTGTCGCCCTTGCATCATTCTCTATAAGTTCCCTATATTCCTCTTTGCTTATGTTTATCTCACTCATGTAACCTCCTGCAAAAATACGTGTTTCCGATAACAATGTGATTATGATTTTCGCACTGGCAAAATTCAGCTTGAAAAAGATAACCACTCGGTAATATAGATCCGTTTTCCAAAAGTTCCCCGGCTATCTCATATGCCCTTTCAGGTGCTGGTCTATTTATCATGCCCGTCCATGTGATAGCATACTGACCGGGCTGATAAATTACAGAATATAAGTCATCCGGATATATATCAGATGCTATTCTGTTTAAGATTACACTGCCTGTGTAATACATGGCAGTATCACCAAGTATCCCCGTTTCATTCCAAATGGCGTGGGCTAACAGGTCAATGTCCTGCTGCCTTTGCTCTTTTTGGGCTGCTGCTTTTTTTGCGGCTTTTTCATCTGCTGCCTTTTCTTCTTTTTCATCTTTGTGCGCACTTGTGAGAGCATCCGCACAATATGATGTAAATCCGGCAACCGGTGCCGCTTTTACGGGGGTAGCCGTCAAGAACATGACAGCCATTAAGATAAATATCTTTTTGATAAAATCACCATCCTTAGATGAGGGACTTTTCCCAGCTTTATAGCCCCTTTAATCCGCACCGCCATATATTCGCTTCTTTTGTCTGTCACGGATATAGCTCTCACTGGCAAGCGACGGTCAACCAACTTGCCCGTGTCTGCTTTTGCCTAGCAGAAGGCTCAACTGCTAGATTTAAGTCCCCGGTTGATAGGACTGTGGAGCTTTTACCCGATTAGATTGTGATGTAGAATTTAAAAAAATCGTAACAATGTAACCAATTTCGCAAAAGCGAAAGAAATTTATTAATATTTGCTTAATCGGGTAATGATGCTTTTTTACACTCATCGAAGCCGAAGCTCAGAACCATATCTTTTTTCTTTTTTTCTTATTTCTGAATTCTCTGTCGTTTACTCTGTCGTTTATAGTTTCTGCATCATAAGCTCCATGAGATTGGGAAGTGTAGCGTTATA